AGACCGGAATGTCTTACAGTGTTGATGGTCGGTACATCATTCACGGTTTCTTGAGTGAATACACGAACCAATCCCGAGGTATCCCGTGGGGCCATGCGTCGTTTGAAGCGTTAAAGATGCTTGATAAGTATAACGAGTCGGCTATCACGGCTGCACGTTATGGTGCGGCTAAAATGCTGTTCCTAACTAGCGAGGGCGGTGAGGAAAAGTACAAAGGTAGTGATTTGGATGCAGCTGGTGGCAGCTTAGACAATGTAGAAGCTGGTTCAATCGAAGATATTGGGACGAAAAATATTGAATCGTTTGATCCGAAGTATCCGCACGAAATGTACCCCTCATTCAACAAATCAATTTTACGTTCGGTTAGTTCAGGTTTGAATATCAGTTATGCATCATTGGCGAGCGATTTAGAAGACGTGAACTATTCCAGTATCCGTGCCGGAGTTTTAGAAGACCGGGATTTGTACAAAAGCTTGCAAGGTTGGTTCATACGCGAGTTTTTACAGCCGGTTGTTGAGCGTTGGTTAAAAATGGCAACGCTCAAAGGTGCAATTACAATCGGTACACGCCCTCTTAGTAGACCAGTTCAGGATTACATAGACGCAATGTACTATCAGGGTCGTCGTTGGGCTTGGACTGACCCGCAAAAAGACGGTACAGCTAACATTAACAATGTTGATGCCAAGCTGAAATCACGTAGCCAAGTGATACGTGATCAAGGGGATGATCCCGAAACCGTGTGGGCTGAATTAGCCCGTGAAAATGAAATGATGGAAAAATTGGGGTTAACCGATGCCAAAGAATCTGAAAAGTCTGGAGACTGAAAAACTTCAGCGTTCGTTGACGGTCACTCGTGGATCAGAAAACGAAGAAGAAAGAACAATTGAATTAGCGTTCAGTTCTGAAGAACCATACGAACGCTGGTTTGGTGAAGAAGTGTTAGACCATCAATCAGACAGCGTGATGCTTGAACGATTGAATAATGCCGGTGCGGTGTTGGTCAACCATGATACCCGTGATCAAATTGGTGTCATTGATAGTGCTCGTATTGATGCAGATGGTAAAGGTCGGGCTGTGATCCGATTTAGCCGTTCGCAACGGGGCGAAGAAATCTACAATGATGTTAAAGATGGTATCCGCCAACTCGTAAGTGTGGGTTATCGCATCCACAAATACGAAGTTACTGAACGCGAAGGTATGCCCGATTTAGTCCGTGTTACTAAATGGGAACCGTTCGAAGTCAGTATTGTGGCGGTACCAGCCGATGCGACTGTGGGTGTTGGACGTAGCGATAATGAAACAACAGTAATTAACATTAATAATACGGAGGCTATCATGCCTAAGCAAGAAGCAGCCAAAGCACCGGTAGAGACACCGGACATTGGTAAAATCACTCAGGATGCACGTAAAGACGAACTGGATCGTATCAATTCGATTCGTTCCACCGCTGAAGCACATGACCTAGAAGAATTAGGTCGTCAGGCAATCAGTGAAGGTTGGAAGGCCGAACGTTTTACAACCGAAGTGTTGTCAAAGGTTGGTGAACGTAATGCTCGAGCGCGTTCTAAATCTGAACACGACGGTGAAGTTGATTTGTCTCGCAAGGATCAGAAAGAGTATTCATTAGTACGCCTAATGACTGCCTTGGCTAATCCTAACGACCGAGCAGCCCAACAGCGTGCAGGTTTCGAACTGGAAGTATCTGACGCAGCCGTTAAAGGTTTCGGTGGCGACTTCGAAGTGCGTGGTGCCTACATTCCTGAATCAGTCCTGAATCGTGCTAACAACGTCGGTACACCGACTGCAGGTGGTAACTTAGTTGCTACTGATCTGTTATCACAGTCTTTCATTGACGTACTGCGTAATAACAGCGCAGTGATCGGTGCCGGTGCGACTATGTTGTCTGGCTTGGTCGGCAATGTGGATATTCCACGACAAACAGCCGGTTCAACCATGACATGGATTGCCGCTGAAGATGATGACGCGAGCGAGTCTGAACCAACGTTTGATCAGATTTCATTGACACCGAAAGATGCTGCGATTTATACGGAAGCAACACGTCGTTCATTGCAACAAACCACACCGTCAATTGATGCGTTGATTCGCCGTGACATTGCAACAGCAATTGCTCTTGGTATTGACCATGCGGCGTTGTACGGTACGGGTGGTTCTGGTCAACCTCGTGGTATTGGTAATCAAACTGGCATCGTCGCTAAGACGTTTGCTGCAGCTAACCCGACTTATGTTGAGTTGATCAACATGATTGCTCAAGTGATGGGTGCCAATGCGTTGACCGGAATGCCTCAATGGTTGTTCGGTGCTGACGGTTGGGAAGCGTTGTCAACGACGGCTAAACAAGCATCCGGTGCTGAAGGCAACTTCATTTTGGGCGACAACGGAACTGTTAAAGGTTACGGTTCTCGTATGTCAACACAGATTACGGCTGGTGATTACTTCTTCGGTGATTTCTCTCAGTTATTAATCGGTGAGTGGGGCGGCATGGAACTGAACGTCGATCCATATACACATGCTTTGAAAGGTAAAGTACGCTTTATCGGATTCAAAACTGTGGACACGGCTGTACGTCACCCTGAATGTTTCGCACTAGGTAACGACACACCTTAATAACAAAACTAACGATAAATAGAACGGTTTAACGACCGTTCTGTTATTCAAACCAAGAGGGTTTTAAAATGTCAAAAGCTAAGAAAATTACCATTACACGTGGTACCGTTGTGGACGGTAAAAAGGTTAAGCGCGGTGATGTTATCACTACGAATGACACATACCTCCTACGTACCGGTGCGGCTGTAGAGGGTGATGTTAAGCTGAAGAAGGAAAAGAACGATGCCGAAGATAAAACTAAGTAAAGACGCAGTGGTTGAAGGTAAAAAGTATAAAGCGGGTGACACCGTTAATTGTACCAAACATACAGCAAACCATTTGCGTACTTTAGGTATGGTTGACACCGGTAAAAAGGCTACAAAATGATCGACTACGAAGACGATATGAACGAAATCTTTTCTGAGGATGACTTTGGTATCGTCTTCACTTATAACTCGGTTGAGTACAATGGTATTCTAACCGAGTTATTTTACGAAGAAGATATAGAGACAGCCGGTGTAGGTGGTTCCCAACCGGTACTTTATACAACGATTGAGATACCTCGCAACACTGTTTTAACATTGGATGGTGACGACTACGAAGTGATTCAATGTCAACCAAACAAACGTAATATGGTAATGGTGATTTTACATGCACTGTAGAAAACAAATTAGAGACGCAGTAATTGCACAGTTGAAAACTGACTTACCTTCTCACGAAGTCTACAACTTCAAAATGGTTGCGTTTGAACAGGCCCAATTACCGGCAATATCGGTCTACACCGATGAAGAAGATTCCAGCAAGTCTAACATCCAAGGTGTGATTGTTAGAACGTTAACTTTGCGTGTCGAACTCTACCGTAAAGGTAAAAATGTCGTTGACGAAATAGACGAAGATTTAGAAACGGTTGAACCTTCAGTGTTAGATGGTTTAAGTATGCTAACATTAGAAGATGAACCGCTTTTAGAACGCACTGACTGTACGGTTAGTGATGAATCAAACAAACGGTTAGGTGCCGTTCGTTTAGAATACACGGTGAGGTACCGTACCGATCCGTATAACCCTAGCTCATTTGTGGAGTGAATAATTATGAGTAACATTGCAGGAAGCCAAGGCGTTATTAAGATTGGCACAACAGCGATTGCTGAAATTAAAGATTGGTCAATCGAAGAAACTGACGAAACACACGATACCACATCACTTGGTAAAGACGCTCGTTCGCGTATCCCGAAGAATATCAAATCGTGGTCAGGTAGTTTGAACGGTTTCTATGATCCTGAAGACACCGACGGTCAGGCGCTTTTAGTGGCCGGTGCTGAAGTCACTCTGGATGTTTATTACCAAGGTGAAACTACTGGTATGCAATATCTTTCAGGTGATGCGATCATCACAACTGTTAACCCTAGTGCGTCTTTTGATGGTATGACAGAAGTGTCATTCTCATTCGAAGGTAACGGCGCGTTAAATCGTGAGACGGTGGTGTAATGAGTATTATCGACAAAGTTAAACAGCATCATGCTGAGTTGGAAAAACGCACATTAGCGGTCCCCGAATGGGATACGGTAATTCACGTTTCGCCTTTGACACTTGCTGAGAAAGATAAAATTTTCAGACTTGCCAAAAGTTCTAAAAGTGACTTCGCATTTAATGCTTACGCCATTGTATTAAAAGCCACTGATGAGAATGGTGAAAAACTATTCAACCAAGCCGACGCAACGGTTTTACAAAATCAAGCTGACGCTGAATTGGTTACCAAAATTGGTGAATTTATTTTCGATTTTGAACCAAAAAACTAACTAACGATAAAGGTCAAAAAACAGAGTGGTTTATCAGATACCAACTGGCCGAAATACTCCACTCTCCTTTATCGACAGTTTTAGCAATGCCCGAATGGGAATACAAAGGCTGGTTGGATTACTTCAAGGTGAAAGCTGATGACCAGCAGAAGGGCTCAGGTAGAAATAGCGGCAAAGGATAACGCTAGCCGTGTACTTGCTAACATTACCCAAGAACAAAAACGATTAGCTGCACAGACTAGGAATGCTACAGCAGCTAACGATTCGTTTAACCGGTCCAACAGAGCCATGAGAACAGGTATGCGTAGTTCCCGTGGTGCCATGGGTCAGATGTCGTACCAAATTCAGGATATTGCGGTTCAGTTGCAAGGTGGCCAGAACGCTATGCTTGTGTTCTCTCAACAGGGTTCGCAAATGGCATCGGTATTCGGCCCAACCGGTATCGTTGTGGGTGCTTTACTTGCTGTAGGTGGTGCGTTAGCTAGCGCTTTAATACCTAACCTGTTTGACACTAAAGATTCAATGGAGGAGTTGGACAGAGTTACTAAACTCCTCGACAATACGTTTGATGATCTCGACACCAGAACCAATATTTTAACCGACCGGATGAAAGAGCTTTACGAGGCTAACAAACAAGCTTTCCGTGTTGAGTTATTGGCATCCTACAAAAACGCAGCTGACGGTGCGGCGCTTTCTATCCAAACCATAATGGATACCGTTGACGAGTCGAGTAAAGGCTCAATACAAGCCATTATGGAACTACAAGAAGAAATGAATAACGTCGGTTCCGACATGGTGGCGCGTAGTTCTAAGTATTACAGTAACAAACTT